GCATATAGGCAATCGTTGATAGGGCTTGTATGTAGTATAGTCTATACCTTCAAATTCGCCTTCGCAACTACGAGTAATTTCTAAAAGTTCGCCAATGTTGTTGTCCATGTATTGTTTTATAATCCAATCTTTACGTACATTAACAAATGGATGACAGATTGTTGCACCCATATGCTGCATTTCAACTGGTAAACTTGCATTATCGCGATCGTCTAATTTTCCTTCAAACTCTTCTGTTGGGTTTTGTGTAACTCCGGCATACCACGCATTTAAATTGTACATATGTCCGATGTATTCGTTATGTGCTCTAAGTATAACTCGATTGCCAGGTTTTTGTGCACCGTATTCGTCTGTGATGTATGTAGTATTAGGTTCCTCCATTTCAGGCGGAATAAATCCTTCGATATGTTCTATACGATTTTTAAATTTCTCTCTAAACCATCCAACAACATCTTTAGCAATCCATTGTTGCCAAGGGCGTGTTTTCCACATACGTACCTGTGTAGTAAAGTAAATGTCGGCAGTGGTATTACTAAGTATAAAATAAGCCAATAGCGCACTATCGGCTCCACCGCTTAAACTAATACCGATGCGTTTCCATTTAGGGTTCAACGGGAGGTAAACTTTGTCTATCTTCATTAGTAATGCTCTAAATGCCCTATACCTATACGTTGTTTAAAATTGTCTGTAAATTTACAGTCAATGCGCAATCCGTATTCTTGTTCCATACTAAATTCGCCTCCGTGCCAATCTTGATCATTAAAGAAGCATGCATGCGAGTTTACATAATGCTTTCGCTTGTATTCTGGATCCCATATGTAAAATCCACGTTTAGTATTTGGACGTATATGTATAAATTCAATATTGTGATCGGTGTAGTCCTGTGTATCAGAATCTAAATCTCTGTGTTCAAAGGGCTTACTACTGCTTGCACTAACAAAAAATATTACTCTACCTACATGTTCTACTATATTATCCTGTTGTAATTTGTCTATCCATTTCATTACATTAGGAAAGTATGCTGATTCCGGAGTTGCAGGTCTTTCTTCTTCTCCGCGATCTTTCATATTTGTACCTTCTTCCTTTAGTACATAATACGTGTACGGATCGTGAGCACCTAGTGTAGTTGACAGATAGCGCACAAATATATTTCGTTGTTTATAATCGTTAAAATCTTTGGGAAATATTTTATCACCTTCGATTCGTATTGGATCATCGGCTTCTAATTGTTGATATTCTTCAAATGCTTTGTACACAGGCTTCCAATTTGCAATATAGCTCATATCGTCAAAGTCAAATCCTGGTTTCATCCAAGTACCTTCTTTGGCATACTCACGTGCTTGTGCCATACCACTTGCAATTTCAGCATGTAGTCTTTGAAATCCATCGACATCTAAAAACGGATCTAAATCTATGTAGGGTAAGTTTTCGAATCCTCGTATCATACAACTACTTATATATTAAATACAATATGATAACTAACACTGAATTTACAACAACTCCTGATAAACTTTTGCAAGCAAATTCACTTTGTCAACATATGGAAGGAAAAACTGTTATCAATTGTCCTACAGGAAATTTCTTTTACGACACTTGGAAAATATTACCAGAGTACGAAGGTACAGTATTTGAAGAATTGCTTGCACCATTAAAAAACATTGGTGAAGCAAGAATTGTAAAACAAGAGTCCGGCACCTGCTATTATGCGCACAGCGATGTAGATGATAGGTATCATTTAAACATCAGCGGCGATTGCCCTTTTCTAATAGACTTGGATAAAAACACAATGTATCCGTTAGAGTCCGATGGAAAATATTATCTAATGAATGCAGGAAAAAATCACAGTGCTGCTAACTTTGGACAATACCCAAGATATCAACTTGTAGTTCGTAAACTATTGCAACGGGCAGATTGGGTGTATGAAACAATTGAGATACACGGTGGCGGAAACAATCCCAGGTTTATGTTTGACAAATACATTAGTCCAATACTCAATGATATGAACAAACGAAATGTAATGAACAATTTTGAAATTCTTGAAACAGGTGTTCGTTTAACAACAAATAATTTTTGGGCTAAATTTTTAAAAGACAGTCTTCCGTCTGGATTTCAGTTAATACAATCCTAGCAGTCGCCTTAATAGTGCGCTGGTTTCTTTTTTGTTTGCTGCCATTGGATTAAAGATTTTTGTATATTTCCAAACAGGTCTACCAATCTTACCATCTTTCTCTTTGTAATAGCTCGGCCCTTGCGGCCACAAGTGTATGTATGAAACAGTTCCACTATACCACGTGTCATATTCAACATCGCCAACGTCGGTATATAGCCATTCACAGTATCTTTTTTGATGTACCCAAACAGGGTTTTCGTTAATGGTAGGATATTCAGCTACGGCTGCATCTTCTGATATCTTTATTTTGCCCTTGTGTACCACAATAACAATATCTTTTGCACCGTAATCAGAATTGATTTTGTCAAACTCGTACTTTTTGGACAATACTCCGTCAATGTAAAGATCGTATTTTGTGTTTGGTTTAGTTTCGATGTTTACACGAATAGTTGCTTCATGCAGCTTTGCCATAAAAACTCCGTCTTTCTTCGTCGACCATATTTGCAAAAGTTTCGTGGTCGAGTTTTTGTCCGTCATACAGGACATAATCATTTGGTGCTTGATCTTCAAACAAGTTGTCCATGTATGTTACCATGCGAGTCATTGTTCTTTTATCGCCGTCCTTGACATTTGTAGGACGAGCATGTAGAGTAATGTTTTGATCCATGAACACAATTTGTCCGTCTTGCCAATTTTGAGTATAGATATTTTCAGGTTTGTTTAGCAGGCTCCAAATGTGTGCTTTGATCTTTTGACTTTCTTCGACCGACACGCCTTTGAACTGTTTAAAGGAATGTGATGGAAATTTAATACCTTTACGTCTTGAAGCAGTTGTGTCAACAAGAGGACATTCCATTCCAGCCTTTGGTACCATGTGGTACTTAACAATTTCCATTTGAGAAGGAATAAGTTCTTCGGACATTTTGCCACCATCCCATTCCCAAACCGAAGTTAGCTCATCAAACATTGTGCGATCTTCGTGATTTAATGCTTCGTATACAGGAGCAGTTCGCAGGAATGTGGTTTGACTGTTTTCTGTGCCATACAAACTCATTAGACCGATAACACGTTGCTTGTCGTAGTGTGCTTGTTGATCTGAGTGCCAATCTAATTCGCCGTTAGTAAAGATTCCTGTGGGTTTGCCTTTTGCATTTTTGGCATAACTTACTCGCGACATACCGTCTTGAAAATCTTCAACACCTTTTGAAATATATCCAAGATTCAACAAAACTTCTCTCCAGTGACTTCCGCTTAAACGTTTTTCGCCGACATACTTATGAAGCAGTGCTCGAGACGGTGAACCCCATAACGTTTGAATTTCATACAGTCGTTTTTCTGAAATCTTCTGATCAACCATAACAACGCATTTGTCAGCAACAATTTTACCAAGTTCGATGCATTCGTTGTCGTTGTTGAGATCGATATCTAAAACTTCATATGCATTATTGAGTTTTTTTAGTTTCATTTTATAATCCTTCTAAGATAAATTTTGCCTCAGGCCAGACTTCGCCTTTAAGATCGTCTATCCATTTTTTAGCATTAACCTTCCAAAAAACTTGAAAGTTGTTTCTATAGTCTAGCTCAATCGGGTCGTATATATACCCGTGTCTACTCATTACTTTTGCCCACACTCTAGTTACTTTAACTTGCGATCCAATTTGATTGTTGTTTGTACTAATATACATCGGGGTATCTACTCCGCAATACTTGATACACATTGGCAAAAGTATGTGTGCTGTCAAGTGATTAAGCGGTTTATCATTGTAGTTGTGCACCTTATGACTACGGTCTCCAGTTAGGAACTCAGGAAACGAACATGTGCGTACTCCTATTCGATAAGCATTATCTCCTAGAATATTCAATTCTTCTAAACTGTGTAGGCATACACTGCCTACCACTACATCATTCCAGTATAACAAATATGTTTTATAATCGTTCAAATGCTTCATGTTGTCGTGCAACACTTCTTGATTACAATTGTTATAATACTGTTTCTTCTCAGCCAGATTATAAAAATCTGTCAGATCTAAATCTTCAGAAAATTCTTTGATACTAAACATATATCTGTTTTGCCTCTTCGATAAAGTTAATTGGGTAATTTGATTTAAAGCTGTCCAAACAAATTTGTGCATAAAAGTCAAACGATGCTTGTTGATTGATACTAACATTGTTTTTTTGTAAATATTCTAGCAATTTGTTTTTTCTATCCTTACTAATATGATCGAGCACATCTGTAATTGCCACACGTGGCTCGGTGTCGCTGTAACAAAAAAAGTGATTGATGCTTTTTAGTTTTCCGTCAACTACAAAAAAACTGCTTGGATGCAAGCTGTATTTCCATATACCTGCACGTCTGTAATCTTTTAAAATATCAATTATTTGTTCTTGCCAATCGGGTAAAACATTATTGTAGTTGTCTTGATTGCAGTTTGCTTGCTGCCAAAAATCTTCACCTTCAATTTCAAATACAATTCTTTTGTTGTGTTCGTCAAGTTCTGCAATTTTTAATATATGATGAGGAAACTTTGCTGTCATTTGATTTGTAAATTCTAGTTCACGTTTCCATTTAGATTGTAGTGCCGATTCTGACAAGCATTGATTTTTATGATATTGTTGATCACATGTATAATGTACACTAAAAAGATTGTTTTGTCTATCTATTTCACTGGTGTAAACTAAATTATTTCTACACAATCCTACATTAGGCACATTATTATAGTAATACTCAAACATTAGCTATACAACGGAATAAACTTTGTTTCGCCATTAACAGTCATTTGCAACCAGCTATCAGGTGTAGAAGTATTATGAGGAACAACTCCTGTTTCGGCCTCAACTTTAAAATCTGCCAATGTAGTATGTAACTTTCCCCACTTGTCGATTTTTGTATATTGCGGCCCGTCATCGACGTTATTAACAACAAAATGAAGTTCGCCACTACATCCGTGACCGTCATCGTCATAGTATTTAAACTGGTCGTCATCAGGAATCTTAGCTGCAATATATGCTACAACACTTTTTTGTGTTGCATCATTTGCTAGTACTGTGCTATCAAATAAACTACTATCGTCAGGATCGGCTCCTGTTTGTATAGTTGCATTCCAATTTAATGATGGTAGTTTGTCGCCGGGTTTACTAGGTTCGGGCTGCATCCAGCTGCCGCCAACTCCGCATAATTCAAACCCTTGCTGAAACCAATGAGGAATATCTGGTTCTTGCTTTCTATAAAATTTAGCTTCAATTGCAGGTTGGTTCCATGCACTTTCGATATTTAAAAATATACCTTCGTTACCAATTTCTGTTGCATCGCAATCAATGTGACTACAAACAATATCTTTGGTAAACACTTTATTTGCACTAAAAATATTTTGAGCAGGATCGTATGCTTCTGCACCAGCAGTACTATACAAATAACCTGACAAACTTACATTATCCCAGTGCTGCATAGTAGCATCGTATTTGACGTCGCCAGTGTACGGATTAACAATGTTTCCTTGAAACTCACCGCTAAATGTGCCGTCTGCGGATTCTACATCTAAGTTTTTGAGGTGCATACTTTCGCTACTGTGATTATATACAATTTCGCCTATCTCGTTGTACACATCACCTATAAATGTTCCTGAAAATTGTCCATTTACTTGTTTGTTAAACTCGCCAGAGTTAGAATTAAAAACAATAGTTCCAATATCGTCTACTAAATTACCAACTACATCTCCATTGACAATTCCGTTAAAAGTTCCAGTTTCATGATCTAGTAACAGCACTCCGTGTGTACTCGTAACATTGCCTTGTAGGTTTCCATAAAACATTGCGTTGTCTTTGTCAAATGCAACATTGCCGTCGTTACTATATATATTGCTAATAACATCTCCCGAAAATGCTCCGTTTGTAAACAACGAATTTCCTCTGCTATCAACTACATCGCCTTGTACATCACCGAACCATGTTCTATTGCCAACACTTGCAACTACATCTCCGTTGGTATCATACAGATCACCTACAAAATTTCCTTTAAACACTCCTGTTTCAAAATCAAACACAGTATTTCCAAAATGGTCAACAAGACTAGTATGTGTGTTTTTTGCATAGATTTCTTTTTTATCAGCATCAAATACAATTTCGTCATCATTGCATACCAAATTTCCTTTGAAGTTTCCGAAGAATGTAGATGTTTGTTCATCTAGCAATACTTCTCCTGTACTACTAGCAATGTTTGCTTTTAACGTATTAGTCCAGCTATCCAAAATAACGGTACTGTCTGCACCTTCAATGTTTATCCGATACGATGCGCCATCATAAATCATAAATTCTCCTTGACAAAACTACTTACTATATATATACTAGTAATATGTATGATGTTTTCTTTATTGGCGATAACGCCAGCCCGCAGTATAAAAAACTAAAACAAAGATTTATAACAGCAAAATGTACCAGTAGCGTACAAGAAGCTAAACAGAAATCGTTGACAAGTTTTCTATGGATAGTTTATAACGATATACAAATCAACGATGATTTTAATTTTGATTATAAAATTGATGAATATAGTAAAGAGTATACGCATGTTTTTAAAAATGGAGACTTTTATGACGGCGTAGCACTTATGCCCAAGAACGGATATCATAGCCCTGGTGAAATCAAAGCAAGATTCTTTATTAACAAAAAGATTATAGAACAACAAGCAAGTGTTCCGTTAAAAGCAGAATACGATATTGTTTTTATCAGTTACAACGAGCCAGATGCAGATAAAAATTATTCCAAACTTAAAGAAAGATTTCCTAGAGCAAAGCGTGTACACGGAGTTAAAGGAATTCATCAAGCCCACATACAGGCAGCAAAACTTTGTAACACTGATTTATTTTGGATTGTTGATGGCGATGCAATTATATTAAATGATTTTAGTTTTGATTACGTACCCGAACACCACAACGGAGAAGCTGTGCATGTGTGGCGTAGCAAAAATCCTATCAACGACATGGTGTACGGATACGGAGGTATTAAACTATTTCCTACACAGCTTACAATCGACATGGATACTAGTAGACCGGATATGACTACAAGTATTAGCAACAAATTTGTTGCTGTAAAGAAAGTATCAAATATTACAGCATTTAACACAGGCGAGTTTGAAACATGGAAAAGTGCATTTAGAGAATGTTGTAAGTTAAGTTCAAAAGTTATTGATAGGCAAAAGGATGACGAGACCAATAAGCGACTGCATACCTGGTGTACGGCAGGCGCTGATAGAACATACGGCAAGTATGCTATTGCAGGTGCAAAGGCCGGCGCTGCATACGGTGCTCGAAACCAAGGTAATTTAGAAGCACTAAAATTGATAAATGACTTTGATTGGCTACAGGAGCAATTTGATGCTGCAAACATTTGAACTACTTGACAGATTTGAATTACTGTATCCTACAAACACCAAGTTGGCAGACTTGCGTAGAGCGTACATTGATCAAGATATTAGCAGTATCTTTAGACTAATGCCCAACCATGTATCTGGAGAAATAGAAGAACTGCGTAAAGCAGTATTAGAACAAAATTTACATAGTATCTTTAGATTGTGCAACAACGAAGATTTACGCAAACTAGTGCTAGAAGATAACACTTGGAAACTTTGGCCTATACTTGATCGTTATGTAGATACACAGTTTGTTGCAGCATTTAAAAACTTCTTTATAAACGAAACAGAAATATGGAACGATTGTTTCAGCAGAGGACAGTTGCGAAGTAAACTTTGGTTAGTACATGAACTTAAAAAGTGTAATGTAGATTTAGGTACTGTTTTCTTGTGTGCAGGATGGTACGCTACTCTTGCAACCATGCTGTTTGAAAGCGACATTAAAGTAGACAAGATACGTAGTTTTGACATTGACAAAACTTGTGTAGACATTGCCGAAACATTTAACAAAAAATGGTTTATGGATGATTGGCGTTTCAAAGCCAGCACAGTAGATATAATGGATTTTGAATGGTCTGAAAAGCCTGCTCCGAGTGATGGTACAATAGGAAATTTTTATTATATGACAGAAGCCAACGGCAAACAAGTGCAAATGAAAGACTGCCCAGATACTATTATCAATACCAGTTGCGAACATATTGAAAATTTTG